CTATCATCCGCCCAATTATGATATGCTAGATTCGGCGTGTCTGGTCTATTATTCTGAACGCCATGGAATGAACCAATAATCATTGGCTGCTGCGCCAACTTGCCGTCCATAAAGAAACCAATAACAGAAGAACCAAGAATAAGACCAGTGGGCGATTGTCCGATACCCATATGAGAGGCTGAAGTCACAGGAACCATCACTTGCGCCCAAGGAAGATCCCGTGAAGGAAGAACTTTTTTGTCTGGGGTGTGCCAACCATGACATCTCACGCGCACGCGCCCGATGTTCAGAGGATCAGTGATATCTTCGACAACGCCGAAGAACCAAACGAAATTATTACCGAGCCATTCATCGTCTTTAATCATTATATTTCATCGCCTATTTCTGGTTTCTTTAGATAAGATTCTTTTGATAACGTCATCACTGTATAATACGTTGTTGGCGTGAGTTCATGTCTTACTGCTGTGACAAGATATTTACCCGAAGAAAATCTATCAACAAGATCGCTAGATATAGATCTTTTCTGACCAGTTGTTGGTATTTCAATATCTATTGTTAGCCCCGCAGATATTCTAGAATCACCATAGACGACAGCTTGTATCCCACTATTTCTAATTCTACTATTAATACTTGTCGACGCACCAATAAAATTTTGCCGACGACGAAACTGCGTTCTTAAGTTGCTATCTCTATCGGAAACATATGGAATTGTACTCGAAACACGATTCGTTGTGATATATTTTTCTAAAGAATATTTTTGGCTAAGTTCCTCAGAAACAGATGAAGAAAGAAGAGGAAACCCATTATGTTTTGTTTGCGAAAATGAATCAAAGTAAGAATATTTTGAATTAAATAAAGTTTTGCTGATAGGATCGTAGTATTTAACATTTATTCCATATTCTCCATCATTCACGCCGCCAAGAAGATCAAATGAAACAAGTTCGCGCATTGTTAAAATTCTTGCTCCTTCATATTGAAAATCAGAAGGAATTTCGTCGAAGAAAAAATAATATTTTCTGAGCGGTGGTTCAGAAAGCAAACTTTCTAAATGGCGAAATTGATATCCATCATTATTTTGCCAAAAAAAATAACTAGAAGACCCTCTATCATTTGAAGAACACTGAGATTCTTCGGCAATTTGTTTGATTGCAGCAAATGGCGTCATTCTGGAAAATACGTGTTTATGCAACCCTTCGGTTTCATCTTTACCAAATAAATCAGCATTCATATATTCTCGTAAAATTTTTTCGATCATATCTGAATATTTCATATTCGACATTGATCGATCGACTTGTTCATAGCGCGTTTTAATCATATCATTAGTTGTGCAGAGTAATCTATAAAGTTCTATATCGTTTGATTCTTTTTTTCTATCAGAAATCTTATAGACTCTAAGTGGATTAGCAATGTCGACATCTACACTGTTAAAAGGATCTGTGAAATTATAAGCCAGTCTTTCTCCGCCAACAATCGGAAGATAATTTTTAATTCCAGATCCATCAGCAATTACAACTTGGAGAGAAACTGAAGTATTCAGTATGCTTTCATAATAACTCAACTCGGTATATGTGTTGCGTAAATCTTGGACACGACTACCATCCACACTAGCAATCGCCAATTCATTTACAGTACCAGTTCCGAGTTTTTGTTCAAGTTTTTCCATTATTCAAATAATTTTCTATAAGTTCTAACAAGTTCGTTAATAAACCCTTCATCAAGAATCTTGATATTTCTTCTCGATTCATTTAGATTATCTTCGTGGGTGTACTGATCTATTTGTCTGCGCGAATTTGCAGCAGTGATATCATATGTTGACTTATCTACAGTTACATATCTTGCAGGAATCGCAACTTGTTCGCCGTAATCGTTGTAATATGTAGAAGCAGCATATATGCGTTTTTCATAACGATTTACTTGCGCTTGCGCGGATGCGATGCTTCCATATCTTTGGGTAATGTAGCTTTCGAACTCATACGTGCTTTTTGGCCACTCAAAATATGGGTCAAGAATCTGATTGTACATCATGATGACCCAATCTAGCCTTGAATCACCATAATACTTTTCTGCGATGATATCTGGGCGCTCGCCGTCTTTAACCACATAATCATAGTAAATAAGGTTTGGGTCGCCGACGATCTGTTTTAATACCAATCTAACACTAATATCAGTTGCAATAAAAGATTTCGCCGAACGCAAAGCACTACCAACTCCAGAGCTTGCAGGAACTGGCGGGACATATAGGACTTCTGGAAATTTATTGAAATAGAAAGACATTTATCTATTATCCTATGCGCTTGGATATGTATTCATGAATTCAAATTCACTTTCGGCTGTATCTCTAGTAAAGAGTTCAATTTCTTGGAACGTCATATTAATATCTACTTCTACAGGTGCAATTGTCGTATCATCTCTAATATATGCAGGATATCCAAGAGGATGATAGTTGACCGTAAATGATTTCAATACCGATGGCTGTATTTCAAACAAGAATTCTCTGTTTCGAAATGCTATTTCAAATATTTCTGGATAATCCATATATGTGCGATAACCCGTTCTTCCAAAATTCGGGAGCATGTATTTCTTAAAATTATAAATCAAATCGCGTATAGCATAAGATTCTTCTCTATTTTTTGGAGAAAGTCTATACTGAAATTGATGTTCTCGAAAATTGACACCAGAAAATAACACAATTCTATGCGGATTTTTAGCAACGCCCACTTCAGCTGCTATTGCTTTGATTGCTGTTCGATTTATTCCTTCAAGAGCACCCTGTAAAGTCGCCATGGTAGTACCACCTAGCGATTTTAATGCATTTTCTGCACCAGTTAGTGTTGGTGTATCGGTTTGTTTTGCTGTTTGCGTTGTTCCAGTTTCTAATTCACCAAGAGACTTCATCAATTCCTGTTTATTTCTTTGTTCTTCCGACAATGACTGTGGGCTCGCGATTCCTCCAGCAAGTCCAGTCGCAAATCTTCCAATTTGATCAAGTTCTTCGTTTTGATAATCTGCACTATATCCTGTAGATAGATTTGCTGGCATCGGCAAAAAGATGCTATGTAAAATTGTTTTCAAATATTCTTCGCCGCGCAATGCAGCTGTGATCGTTCCCTTTTCCCTTTTCATGATATTGAAAACAATGAAATGACCAAAAGTCTGTAAATTTTTTGGAAATGTAGTGGAATTTCCTGCAGAAGTTTCTTCATTATTTTCTGATTCTAATCTTGCTAACGGGTTTAATTTGGAAATAGATCTTGCAACCATTTTTTCTTCCTAAACTAAATAAAAAGGATTCTGGCTATTTATACTGTATTTCTATGGCATACAAAGGCAAATTCAGACCTTCTAACCCAAAAAAGTATATGGGCAACCCAACGAACATTATCTATCGTTCGAGTTGGGAACAACGGGTCATGAACTATTTCGATAAGAATGAAAACATCATATCTTGGGCAAGTGAAGAGTTTTCTATACCATATAAGTCCCCAATCGATGGACGATGGCATAGGTATTACCCAGATTTTATTGTAAAACATAAAGATAAAGATGGCTCGGTCAAGGTTAGAGTCATAGAAGTAAAGCCGAAAAAACAGTGCGAACCACCGAAAAAGCGCAGCAGAATTACCAAAAGTTACATTCAAGAAGTTGCGACATACGGAATAAATAGTGCAAAGTGGGAAGCAGCTAAAGAGTTCTGCTCCGATAGACAATGGGAATTTTTGATTGTCACCGAACAAGAATTAGGAATCTAATTTGGTCGCATATGTATTTGACAAGATCCTTCAGGCTGGTGAAGCACAAGGATTTACAAAAACTCAACAGGCGACGCAGTGGTATAGAACCGCCGCGCAGAGAACTACAGTCAACCCTCAAACGCTGATTCGTAGCGACCGCGCACGGTTTCGGATTTATCCAACTTTTGGCGAGATGTATATTTTCAATTATGATCCAAAGTTCAAAGAAACTCTACCATATTATGATAGGTTCCCTTTGGTATTTCCGTTCGAAGCCTCGAGAAAGCGCGGTCGCCCACAGGGTGACGGGTTCTATGGAATAAATTTACACTATCTTCCGCTTCGCCTTCGCGCTCGCCTGATGGATGGATTGTATCAATATGTCAGCGAAACGGATGATCAAAAAAGAATAGAAATGAATTATCGAATGTTGAATCAAGTTTCGAAATTGAGATTCTTCAAGCCATGCGTAAAGCATTATCTTTTTGACCATGTTCGCTCTAAGTTTTTCTTTGTCGACCCAAAAGAATGGGATATCGCACTATTTCTACCACTAGAAAGATTCGCCAAGGCATCGAAGTCTGTTGTTTGGCGGGAAAGTATTTCGAGGATCTAATATGTCAATTATTCAAGGTATCCTAGATAAAGCATTAGGGTTGGGTAATACGACCGCTTCGTCGCCAGCATTTGACACTAATGCGTTTTCTTCGGAACTTTCTAAACATGGCGTTGCAAAATCACATAATTTTGCTGTAACCATCACGCCGCCAGATATACTGTCGCCAGCTATAAAAGCTGTAAATGGTTGGTTGCCGCTCAGAATAGAATCAATAAGCATGCCTTCCAGAAGCCTGATGACAACCGAACAAAGGTATCATGGTCCAATTCGCTATATGCCATACAGCATCATATATTCTCCCGTCAACATTACAGTTGTGCTAAGTGAAAATATGATTGAGCGCGATTTCTTTATGGCATGGCAAGATGCAGCAATTTCTGCGTTTGGCAAAGGCGAAAGCAGAAGTTATAATAGAAGCACAGAATCGGGAATTTATGATTCAAACTATTATGATGATGCAGTTGGGACATTGATCATAGATCAGTTTCCAGATCATGCTGAACAAGAAACTGGTGCATTTTCTACTGCGCTCGGCGTTGCGCAAGCAATCGGAATTGATCCAACTCCAATTGTCCGACCATTAGGATTTGATCTTGGGTTGATCCCAAAGGCGAAGCCACCAAAGCCAGGAGTTTCAATTCGTCTAAATGAATGTTTTCCAAGAACAGTAAACGAAGTTCAGATGGGTTGGGGAAATGACGAACTGGCAAAACTGAGTATTGAAATGATTTATTTTGATATAAGCGAAAAATACAATAAAATTGATACTGGCGCTGGCAATGAAATCGTAGATCTAGTCAGAAAAGGCATAAAGGCAATTAAAGAAATAAAACCAATTGTGTCTGGCGTAAGAGACGGA